TTCGTGTGCTTGTTCTACTGTTTTTTCTGCCATATTAAACTCCTAAAACGTGAAGTGCATGTTCATAGTGGCTAATACGATCTTCTAGACCAATGTAACCACCGTTAATAGTTTTTGTCATGGCTTTAATATCACCACGATCTGCCATTGCATTTAAATTGGCTGTTTCCCAAAACCAACAAGCCGATTGTGCGGCACCTTCAAAAGTTTCCATATATTCGGAAGCTTCTTCAGGAGTAATATTTAACGAATCAGAAAACCAAGTATAGTTATCATGACCAGTAACCTGAATTAACCCACGGCCACAATAACGATAACCGTCACCTGACTCTTCATTACCATTACCCATACGATTAGCATATACACGATTTGCTATGCGTTCAGGTTTGCCAGCATATTGTGATGCCAACGCCAAATCAGGAAAATATTTTGGAAATACTTTTAGTAAGGTAGCAGCACGATAGTTTAAGTTTTCTTTAATAAAAAGAAACTCTCCAGACTCGTGAGCACATTGTGCTAAAAAACTAGCAATACGTTGTGGCGTATTAATTTCGTAATCTGGTAATAGTTGTTGTAATACATCAAACCAGTGCTGATGATATTTATTTTTAGGAATTATTTGTTTTAGTTGATCTATGGTTAGTTCAGTCATTGTAATTCCTTAAAAAGTTTTTGTTGAATTTGATACCATTCAATCCAACCATCAACTTGAGTACTACATTGATAGTACTCGATATAATTATTAACTACTACTTTAGTAGCATCTATAATACTAGCATTTTGTTCTACTAATTGTAATTCTTTACATTTAACAAATAATACGTCTGGTGCTTTAGGAAAGTTTTGTTTAATTGGTACAGTTGTAGAACAAGCAGTAAGTAATAGTGCTAAAATAATTATTGTATACTTCATGGTTTAGCCGCCTTATTTAGTGTATTAACTATTTCATTAGGCAATTTTGGGCAATGTTCAATGTATTTTACAACTTCATTATCTTTGACAACTTCGCGGTCAATATATTTGATTATATCATCACCACGTTCTTTAACAATTTGTTTTTTAACAATAACTTTTTGCACTAATTTAGTATTAGCCTCAGCACTTTTAGTTTCCAGATCTAACACTTTTTTCTCTAATTCTGATACTCTTTGTAACCAAGTATCATTATCATGTATAGCACCAGTCATAAAAATGCCAAATATTATTGCAAATACACTAGCAATTTTAATTACATCACTATAAGGTAATAGTTTTAATAGTGTATTACTAAGTATATAACCTACTATTCCTGTAAAAAGTAATAAATAAAAAATCCAATTTGGTAAAAATTGTAATATCCACATTAGCTGTGTCCTTCAGCATACGCTGCTAAATACTGTAATATTTCCATTTCATATTTCTGGAAATAACTCTTTATGTATAAAATCATGTGCCATTTCCTCTGTGAAACCTAATCCTTTTAATACTCTAGGAGTATGTGGATTCTGTTTTTGTTGTTGGCAATAATAATTTTGTTGATCAGTAAAGTTATACTTTTTAACTTGATCATCATAGGTCATTGCAGGTCTGTGCGTTTTAATATTGTCTATGTAATGTAATAGTGATTTTTTAGACAATTCTAATACAACGTCCAGTTCAAAATCTGTGTTAATATTTCCAGCAGCTACCATATGTTTACTAAAAATATTACGTGCCCATTCAGGCAGTTCTCGTGGCTTTGACCACTGAGTACCTTCAACTAATTCCGTAAAATATTTGCACAGTGGATGTTCTGCATTACCAACAGGACTAAAGTCTAAAAATGCACCAGTTACCTTATTTGTGCCAGCTATAATATCAAAACCATAAAGTGGTGCACTATCATATACGTGCGGAAATACACATATATGCATCATATACAATTTTTTAGTATCAATAGCATCTATAATATCCATATGCGCTCTACGAAACCAAGCACATTTATATACTTTATTTACCCAACTATAATTATCACCACTGTCCAGTAAAAAAGCACGCGTACTGATAATGTTTTCCATTTCTGCAGCGTGCCGTTTTAGTTTATTAAAGATTGTACTCATCAGCAATCCTGTCAAATAATTCTATTGCAAATTCAAAACTATAGTTTGCTTCATCTGCCATTGAAATATCTAAGTGAGTTCTTAGTTCATCTATCATTAATTTTCTGTTATTAAATTCGTACATTAAACCACTACCAGGAATTAATTTTTTAATAATCTGTCCACCATATAAGTCACCCATATGTTTTGTATATATGTGTGCCCACAAATCATGGTCATTTAGTTGTTTAACATGATTGCAATAATTAGCTGTTGTATCAAAAAAGATTACAGGCTCATCTAAATCTAGTACATCTTGCATAATCAATTCACTACGAGCTAATCCTGGAATTTGTGCCAATAAGTGGTGTGCACAATGTTCTAGTGTTTGATACTGTAGTAGTTGATTAGCTAAAAAAGTGGCATAAATACCACTAGGTATCTTGCCACTTAACAACAATTTTGTAAAACTATGTTGTTCAGCTAACACATGATTTTTATGTGTTAATTCTTTTAATGTAGTCATTTTCAAACTTTAGGTAATGGTTTACGCAGTGGAGGTTCTGGCCATACTATTTCTTCGGGATGTGTTACATCTGCATATATTTCAGGCATTTTTCTTAGATAGTGTCTATACTCTGTCCATTTAGCACGTTCTTTATCAGTTAATTCATTATCTGATAATTGTGACCAGTCACTAACATATAATCTGTGATCACGAACACCGCGAACCCACTTATCTATTTTTTCTTTTTGTGTTAAACTTTTTAAAACAAGATTTCTAGTCCAATTACCATTAGGCAGTTGTTTGTACCCGTTATCGCTAATAACTTCTTCGGCAACATCAATTGCAGGATTTTCAAATACTGCAAAATAATTTGCTAATATTTCTTCTTCAGTTACTGATCCAGCTTCTTTATTTAAAAGAAAACTTACGCTGACTTGTGCAGATTCAAATTGCATTGGGTGATTTATAACACCACCGCTTCCGTCAAGTTTAATATATAATTTCATGTTTTTAAATATCATCAGTTAAAGTGCCGGGAAATTCCCTGCCTTTGCCCCAAATAATACGGCAACCACCCTGAGCGCCAGGACCGCCAGTATATCCACTAAATCCGTGAGTACCTGAACCGCCGCCGCCGCCACCGTAAATACCGCCTTTGGCATGTACTCCATTAGGTCCAAAACTAGTCCATGGACTTTGGCCATGGTCACCATTGCCACCGCCACCTGCACCACCGCCACCGCCATTACCAAAACCAGAATAGCTAGTATATCCGCTGTAAGGGCTGTAAAAGTAAACAGTTGAGCTTCCGAAACCAGCAGGCGGTACTTGAGTACCACGTAATCCAACGCCACCGCCTGAACCACTGCCGCCAAAACTACTATAAAAAGTGCCACCGCCACCGCCAAAACTAGAACTTGCACTGCCGCCATTACCGCCAGCACCAGTATAGCCGCCAGCTCCGCCGCCTGGTGAGGCAAAGAAACCAGTAGTTCCACCATTTCCGCCACCATCACCGGTATAGGTACCAGTTTGTGAAAAACCGCTATCTCCTGAGGAACCACCACCACCACGAACAACATCGCTACCAATTACATAGCTTACACCTCCTGGACTGGCACCAAAACTCCAGTGATTACCGCCAGCACCTACCTGAACAGTAACTGATTGACCTGGTTGAACCGAAATATTATTTTTCCAGCCTAGTCCACCACCACAACCACCTGCATAAGCCCAGATATAAGGACCACCACCACCACCACCTACAGCTACTGCGCTAATACTTTTAACGCCAGCAGGAACTGTCCAGCTAAAAGTGCCGCTGCCAGTATTAGTGCCAAATAATGCTTGTCCTGGGGGTGCTACTACTTCATCAGCCCCAGATCCTGACGGGGAAGCTAGTATAACTGGAGAAGAAACTCTGTTTAGAATTGTCATGTTATACCTTAATTATAGTTTGACTTTGCACCAATTACATGTGCTACAGCATTATTCAAAGTAATTATAGAAAATACTAATAGTTGAATTTGGTTAGTGCTTTGGCTAGGAGCGGTGCCAGTTTGCCATTTAATACTTACCGCAGTACCATTAACAGTTAATGTAGTAGGTATTACCATACTGCCATTAGGACTAATAAAAGTAACTGTTATTACACCATTTGAAGTTAAGCTAACATTAGTTAAATTTACAGTAGCTCCAGGATTACTAGTTACGTAAAAAGTACATGAATCTGTTAGTGAAAAAGTATTTGTTTGAAATGTAGGAGTACTTATAACTTCTTTTATTTCACATATTGTTAGGTTTTCAATTATATTTGCACTCATTTATCTATCTCCGTACTGGGTTGCGCAAGTTGTCCATAGTGTTGGTAAATTACCAGCTAATGCTCCTGAAGAAGCCATAAGAGGTCTTCCACGAAGCAAATGTGATAACATACGCATATCACAAATTACTCCGCTAGTTCCAGTAAAAGTTTCATGTAATTTAGTAAACATATTACAGTCTTTGAACCGATAGGTAGTTTCATACCAATCAGTACTACTTAATCCAATTAAAGCAGTTGTATTACCAGGAATAGTTACCGACCCCGTTATTTCTTTTGCCCTAGTATTGTTACTACTGGTTAAATTAGCCATTTTTGTTCCAGTTACATTAGTAACTGCACTATATTTACCAGCAGTAGGAACAAAAGAAGCTAAACAACTTCCTTCATATCCATTTTCCCAATAATTTGATACAACAGCAGTTACACTTACAGAAACACTGCTACTATTAGTATTACGGATGGGTAAACATCTAAAACTATGTCCAGAATAGCCTGTTGAGTTATCATAGTGATATACGTCGCGTCTATATCCTACACGATTACCATTTGCAAACTGTACTCTGCGAGGTAGTTCATGTTCTGTATCGCCACCCTGCATACGCTCAGTAGTAGCACTTGCGTTACTATATCCGTCTCCTAATAACATATTCCAAAATTGAATAGCGCTATTGTCAGTGTGTATTTCAGAATTATTATAAGTAGTCCAAGAACTACTTGAGCCCCACTCACCTGTTGAATAGATTTGTTGGCGGTCACTGTGTGAAACTACAGTACCAATGTTATAGGCAGTTTCGGGGGCAACTAACCAACTTGAACCTGGTTCGTAAATTACAGGATTCTCAAAACTTAAGTTACCTTGCCCGTCAGTTTGAATAAATTGATTGTTAGCTCCATTACCTACGGGTAAACTAAAGACAGTTCCACTAGGTTTTTGTATTTGATCAGCAAAAATTCTTGACATTTATCTGTCTCCATAGTTAACTGCACATTGTTTCCAAATAGCTGAAATTTGTGGGGTAAAACTACCAGTATAAGCTATATCTGTAAATCTACTGCTATGTAAATTGTACAACATACGCATATCACAAATAACGCCTGTAGGAAATAACGTATCTAGGTTATAAAAGAAATTTGTATCACGGAATCGATAAGTAGTCATGTAACAGTCAGTACTAGCCAAACATACTAACACAGTTTTACCTGCAGGTATAGTATAAGTACCAGTTAAATTTTGATTTTGAACTTGGCTTTGAAAAGTGGCAACCGAAGTTCCTGTAACACTTGTAACTGTGCTATATGTAGTAGTATTAGGTTCAAATACTGCTAAACAAGCACCCTCATATGATCCGCCATTATCACTTGCTCTTGCTGAGATAGTAACTGTAATTGGCGATCCAGTAGTATTACGTACAGGTATAACTCTCCAGCTATGTCCCGCATAACTAGTAGCGTTATCCCAATGCATAAAATCTCTGGCATACCCTAAACGCTTACCGCTTGCAAACTGTATTGTTCTTGCAAATTGGTGTTCAGAGTCTCCGCCCAGCATATAATCAGTAGTAGTATCAGTTCGATTAGCGTATCCATCACCTAAAAACATATTCCAAAACTGAATAGCATGATTATCTGCATGAATTGCGTAGTTGTAAAAAGTAGTCCAAGGACCGCTGCTTGTCCACTCTTCACTAGAATAAGTATTTTGACGATCACTGTGAGTAGTAACACTACCTATAATACCTTTGCCTTCTGGTACAGGTATTGCTGTTAAGACTTGGGGTCCTGTATACGTCATACTGGCCCATCCCAAATTCCTACTACCATCAGTTTTCATATACTGACCAGTAGTTCCATCTGTTGCAGGAATATTAAATGCTGCAGCAGTATTATCAATTACGTTAATTGTTCCGCGCATTGCTGCATGCATTTGACAAACATAATATAAAGTATTGGGAGCTCCATTAGGTACTGTAAAAGTTATAGTACCTACAGATGCTCCTGGATTAGTTACTCCACTAGTATAGACATCTGCAGAACTATAAGCACTATTTACTGTTTGTATATGAAAAGGGTGTCCAGATGCATTTACGTTAAAGGTATAAGTAGAACCTCTAACTAAAGTTAGTGTTGGGTTACTTGCTGAATTAATAGTATAAGCACTTGTACCCGAATTAGTAACCGTAAGCACACTAGGGCTGCTAGGTACCGTTAGTTTTTGTAGTTGGTCTACTATAATCTTTGACATATTCTAACTCCTATTATAGTACTGGTGCGCCAGGAATTGTAACCTCAAGTGGAAATCCTGTTTGTTCTGGAAGATTACGCAAAGCTTCTCTATAAGTAGTAATACTAGCCTGTTGAGCGGGCGTAAACTTAGCAAAACGATCTGGTAACACTAAACTATCCGAAAGTGCTAAAGCTTGATCACGTTCCCAGCGCATTTTATTTGCGGCAGCAGTGACACGAAGTGTAGCTAATTCAGCCTCACATTCCGCATCTGTTGCAGCACGTATAGTATCTCCGTCTTTAATAATACGGCGAGCCGACATTAGTGCGTCATCAACCACTGTCCAGTCTGCTGCATTTTCTGTGGGTGGCAATAATCCCATAACTTCTTTTGCCATATTTTGTTCATTGAATTTTACAAACATTTTATCTATCTCCAAAATTAGTGGCAGTTTTAGTCCAAAGAGGAGCTAAAATACCGGTGCCATTACAGGTTCCTGAATTAGGCAGGTTAAAGTTACTGGCGTATAATGAGGTTAACATACGCATATCACATACAATATTTGCATTAGCAAAAGTATAACTAGTATTTAAATAATAAAAATAATTTGTATCTTTAAATCTATAAGTAGTTTGATATGAGTTAGTACTTGCTAAACATACTAATACTGTTGTATTTGCGGGAATACTATGTGAGCCTGAATATGATGTAGGACCATTAGTATCACCACTACTTTGCGAATAAGAAAGTCGAGTAGAAGATACTGTAGTCACAGTACTGTATGTGCTAGTATTTGGTGTTAATACAAACATACAACAACCTTCATACCCCGAAGAATAGTAATCTGACATTCGTGCATAGAAACTAACACTTATAGCTGATGCTGAAGTGTTACGGATAGGCATAATTCTAAAAGTATGTCCACCGTTTGAAGTAGCATTAGAATATTGAAATCTATCTCGTTTATATCCTAAACGGTCGCCGTTGGCAAATTGCAAAGCTCTAGAGCCACTGCCGCGATCATCATCGCCTATAAACCACTCGCTAGTACCTTGTGGCACTCCGTCACCTAATGCCATATTAATAAACTGTATTAAACTAGGGTCATCATGAGCTGTGTAGTTAGTATAAGCACTACCACTAGGGCCAGACGTGTTCCATGCGGGAGAACTATAGCTGTTAGCGCGATCAGTAAAACTACTTAGAGAACCGACTATACCTTTACCTTCTTGGGCAATTATTGGTAACTGTACTTCTGGAAAAGTATAACTATTACTGAATGTTAAATTTCCACTGGCATCTGTTTTTAAAAATTGACCCGCTGTGCCGTCAGCAGCGGGGAACGACAATGTCGCTCCCCCTGGTCTTTGTATTGTATCTACTACAAGTTTTGACATTTAATAGTATCCTTATTATTTTGAAAGTGCAAATCCAGAAGGATTCATAATTGTATGATATCCACCGTTCTGTATAGTATACGTTGCCGTACCAGAAATAGTAAGTGTATCCATACTAAATGCTAACTTATTAGGGGCCAGTGATTTATCCACACTGATTGTATTAGATAAATATATTTCATTATTATTATCTACATAAGTTTTAACCGCATACTCTGTTGGAACAGCAGTATTTGAATTACCACTCATAGTAACGTCGCTGGAGAACTCATTAATAGTTTCACCAAGCTGCGCACCGATAGATCCCAGTTTCAAACTAGTCAAACCAGCCAAGTCGAACGCGTTAGCGTTCAGTGTAGCACGTCCAGTTGCTTGGTCAATACGGAAGTATTCACCAACACGGAAGTTACCGTCTTGGTCGGTACTTACATAATATACACGTCCTGGAAAGATTTCATTTGTTTCATTACCTTGAGCAGCAGCTTGTGTTGGTGTACCTGGATAATTAGTAGTTGCTACACCACCAGTACCAATTGACAAGAAATCGTGGCCCGTTAAACGAATCTGCGAATACTTACTACGTAAAGTAACTGCAGTACCGCTAGCGCTACCATTTGGTTTTTCTTGTGCTAGGATGACTGTAATTTCACTGTTGGTATTTGTATAAGTGCCTGTAACACTTTGCACAACATAAGCAAACGAATCACCAGTTAACTGAATACTTTGTCCTGGTTTAGGTGCAGCTGTTAAGTTGTTCATTACCAGCACAAAACCTTTTTGGTCTTCTAATGCGCCAGCACTAACAGTACCTGTACCGCCGTTGGTAAATGTTAAACCGTTACCAAAAGCAAATGTACCAGTAGTATTTCGTAAATAAACTTTGTTAGCACTATATTGTACGTTAGTAACAATACCAGTACCACCAGCACTGCTTGTACATGTATCGCCTACATTAATTGTACCACCAGTATAAACAAAATTAAGTTGTTTACCCAATAACTGACCAGTTACTGCGGTTTCTGAAGATCCAAAACCTTGTGATGTTGCTCCCCAAGTACCATAACTATTGTTACCATTTAATGCACGAATAAATCCGCCACCAGTTGCTATGTAGCCAAAATAATTGTAATAAGTAAAGCAACTTACAATTTCTGCCTTACCTTCATCTTTAACCCAATAGCCAACACCATTATCATTAATAATAGTATATCCATGGAAAATCATCGTTTTAGCACCAGTTGCATGAACTGTACCATCAATTAAAGCACCAATAGCGCCTGAACCAATAAATGAACATTCCAAAACATAAGGAGATTTATGTGTAATTGGTGAAGCAGGGTTAAGTCGAACCACAACACCTTTAATTGTAGAAGTTGTAATATCACTAGGAGTTGAACCTGGTACCCAGCCAGTCATACCTTTAAAAGTCATTTTGTTTAAAATTGAGCCGTTACTCATTAAAAACATTGAGGATTGATTGTTTGGCGTAACACCATCATCACTGTTACCAGTTTTTGGTTCTACTATAACTGTACGCTGATTATCACCAACAATAGCTACGTTTGCAGGAATTGTTATCGGTAACTGCTCGCTGTAAGTTCCAGTCTTAACAAAAATTGTGGCACCTTCTTCAGCACGTTGACAGGCATACTTAATACTTGCAAACGGAGTAGACATATTACTACCGCTAGTAACTGCGTCACGGCCGTGAGGTGCAACATAGTAAACTTTTGAAGACTCTGTTGCACCTAACCATTGTGTTGCATTACCAGTTGCATCAGTAGTTATTGATCTACCAACTTTTGCACCATTAGGATTTAACGGAGCTGCATTAATACTATTATTTAATAAGTCATAGTATAACACACTTCCTGTATTTGTATCAGGTATAGTCTGCAGTTCGCCTGCAGCATTAATAACTGACACACCTAAAAATTTATAATTGGCGTAAGGTATTCCGTATGTTTGTAATTCTTTTATTTCTTTTTCAGCATATTGGAAAGCTTCACGCACTGTATCAAATAAGTACGAACTAGGTATCTTAACAACACGGTCAGTACTGGATACTGCCATAAAGTAAGTATTAGTAAATTTTCCTGCTGGAATATTGTTTGTGTCGTATCCTGTACTAACATTAACATAATTATTATACTGCGGAACAGGAGTCAATGCTGTAGTTGAAGTAAATCCAGTGGCTCCGCCAGTATCAGTTACAACAATATTTGCATAACTATAGTGACGTCCGCCATTAGTAACTGTAACACCTAAAATACCGCTTGGTGTAGCAGCAACTGTGAAGTTAGCCCCTGTGCCTGCTGTGGAACTATTAACTTGTACTGTTGCGTACGTATAATTTGTACCAGTATTATTTAAAGTAATACTTTCAATAGTATTACCCTGTGCTAGCGTTACCGAAGCAGCTCCACCAGCAGCATATTGATTAGCAGTTAATACTAACGTTGGTTGACTAGTATAGTTTTTACCAGGATTGGTAACAGTTATAGAACCTAATGGATAACCACTAAGAACTGCATTAGCAGTAGCACCTGTACCTCCACCACCAGTAATGGTAATAGTAGCATAAGTATATCCGTGACCAGGATTTGTAATGACAATATCAGTTACACCACCAGCAGTAATTTGAGCAGTTGCCGTAGCTTCGTGTCCATCACCAGTAATAGTTACTGTAGGATTGCTTGTATATCCACTACCTACATTAGTAATTTCATAGTTTTGAATAGTACTTTTGCGAGTATGAACTGTTGCAGCAGCACCTGTGCCGTTACCAGTAATAGTTACTGTTGCGTAAGTGTATCCGCTACCTGGAGTTACTAAGTCAATGTCTGTTATAGCGCCAGCAACAATAGTTACAGATGCAGTAGCTCCAGTACCGTCACCGTTAATTGTAGCAGTAGCAGTTGTATATCCGCTACCTAAACTAGTCATATGAACTGCAGCAATTGGAGTACCCAAATTGAGTGCTATAGCGACTGTAGCACCTGTACCGCCGCCGCCTGTAACTGTTCCAGTTACGCTAGTATAGCGTGAACCAACACTATTAATAGCTGCGCTTGCAACGTTTTTACCTGGTGGGACAACAATAGTTGCCGTAGCTCCAGTACCATCGCCAACAAGTGTAACAGTAGAGTTATTAGCGTAGTTAGTACCACCATTATTAAGTGTAATTGATTGTAATGCAGCACCTGCCAAAATTGGAGTTACTGTAGCACCTTCGCCATCACCTTGTACAGACAATGTAGTTGATAAGCCACTATAACCGCTACCTTGAGCAGTAACTGTTACACCACTTAAAACACCTAATTTATAACTTAATAAATTATCGTTATTGTCTGCTAATTTCCAGTCATTAACATCACGTACTAAAAACTTGTTACCAGTTTTTACAGGACTAGTAATAGTTAAATCTGCATCACGTAATTCACCAGCTTTAGTATTAGTATAAGTACCTGTACCAACAGTTCCGGGTGTAACACCGTGACCACTTACTAATTTAATGCCTTCAGCACGTTTGATATAAGCTAATGTAGCTCCATCAATTGAGATGCCGTGTCGTTGATCTTCAACGGATATTGAACGATTGTTTTGACTAGTTCCGCGAACAGCAGCAACATTTGCTTTTGTAGTTAAAATCTCGTCATTGCGTGTAGTACCATTTGTTAATGAAGCACCACTAAAGTAGAAATAATTGTATCCGTTAATGTTTGACGCTGTACTAGTTACTAAAGTAGTTTTCTCGTAACGTATACCACCGATCCAATACACAAATTTTGTTTGGCCTGGAGCTGGAAAAATCGCCAATGTTTTTGCAATTGCTGCAGTTTGATAAGCTGTGCCAGTAGCAAACTGACTGTTTTCACGAACAGTAACATCACCGTTTTTATCAATCGAATAAACACGTGTGCCGTTATCGCTAAACTCTACAACACCGCGAGTATCAGGATGCTGATTGTCAAAGCCAGTAGGGTCAACAGTTGTATTTGTAACTGTAGAACCACTAATAACATCTAGTACTCCATCAATAACTACATTATTATTGATATTAGTTGTACCAGTTGCAGCACCGATTTCAACTGTAGTTGCAGCACCAGCAATATTTACTGTAGTAGCTGTATTATTTAATAAATTGAAAGTTGTTTGGTTAGTGGTGATATCACCGCCCTTAACTTGCACATCACCGTCAACAGTTAAGTTATTCTTAACAGTAGTTGTACCAGTTGCAGCACCAACATTAACTGCGGTAGCAGCACCAGCCAAATTAACTGTAGTAACTGTGGTATTTGCAAGGTTGAAAGTAGTACCACTAACAGTTAAATCACCGCCATCAATATTGAGATCACCATCAACATCTAAATCACCGCTAACACGGGTATTCCCTAGTGTAGAAGTACCGTCAGTTGTAAGAGTTGTATTATTTGTAAGATTTAAACTACCACCACTAATATTAATAGTAGCACCGCCTGTGGCAGTATACGTAGCAGCAACACCGCTAGCAACTATTGGTCCGGTAACTGTGCCGCCTGCCGTGCGACTTAAGAATAAATCTGCGTAGGCTTTAGTAGCTGCATGTAACGGATCTGTTGGGGCTGCATACAGGGTAAGCATACCCAACATCGCATCGCCGTCTTTAGACAAGAACCCTTCAGCACCAGTAGCAAAACTACTCCACTTTGTGTTTGTTCCACCAGCTGGGTTACTACCGCCTAAACTGTCTTCATTAGCAATAAATGAACTAGCACCGGCTTTTACAACGTCATCTTTATAATACTGTGTAGTACTTACCCAGGGCCCCATCCAACGAATACCGCTGTTAAATTTCTGCCATTTATTAGCAGCTAAGTCAGTAGCGAATACTGTGGAAGCGTGTGGTAAAATAGAGATATAAGTATTACCACCATAGGTAACAACTTCATCTGTTGCATACTGTGTAGTAGTAGACCAAGGTCCGCTAACTTTAAATCCTGCAACAATTTTATCCCAAGTAGCACTAACAGTAGGATTGACGTTTTGGTTATCAGATTTTGCGCGATACAGTGAACCACCATACCCAATAACTTCGTTAATTTTATAAGAAGTTGCGCTAGACCAGGCACCTTGATACGAAAATCCTGAACTATATACCGACCACTTAGTAGCATCAGTAGGTAAGTTACCAGTTGTTACACCAAGCGCAATATAAACATTGCCACCATAACTAACGATATCGCCTTGGAAATATCCAGTAGCGTTAACATAGTTACCTTTGTAACTGTTACCTGCGGTTAACAATTCCCAATTTGCGGCAACTGTTGGCAATGTGTTAGATTGTGTTAATTTGCTACGATAAATATTATTACCATAAACAACAATATCATTCACATAATATTCAGTTACAGCACTATAGTTACCATTAAACTTAATACCACCAACATACAGTTCCCAATAACCAGTGTTACTTGGAGCGCGTCCAGTAGTTTCTGTTTTAGCACGATAAATGTTAGCACCATAAGCAACCAAGTCATTTGGTTTATATGCAGTAGCATCATTATAGATACCATTAGGGCTAACACCTTCTACAAACTTGTCCCAATAGACAGTATTTGTAGGTAAATTATTTGTTCCGTCTTGTTTTGCAACAAAAATAGATCCACCATATTTAACAACATCATTCTTTTGATAAGAAGTTGTTGCTGAATACTCGCCTTCGTACTGGATACCGTCCAGGAAACGTGACCAGTATGTAGCATTAGGAGGAGTAATATTTACAGAGTCTTTGACAGCAACATACACAACACCGCCGTGTGCAACACCATCACCAACTTTATAATTACCAGTTGTGCTAAAGACGCCAGTAAAGTTAAAACCCTCTACCATTAAGGCCCAATAAGCAGTATCTGTTGGCAATACGCCAGCTGTTTTTAACGCAAATGTATAAACATATACATTGCCACCGTACTTAACGATATCATTAGATTCGTATGTAGTGCCAGCGCTCCACTGACCAGCAAAGTGGAAGCGTAATTTTCCTAGATCAATAAGTTGACTCATATTATATTAGCCTCATAAGTAAGTGTCCCTTGGTACCCCATTCAAATTGAATTGTATCTTTTGACCATAACCATTGTTTATAATCATACTTATCAATTACACCATCTTGTGGTAATGAAACTGGAGTGTCTCCGTCTAAAATTTCTATATTTAAATTGCCTGTGTCGGGGTCTAGACGGAACCCGTATAACACTTTGTCGGCTAAATCTGTGCCTTCGTAAAATCCACTCATTATGAGACTCCTTGTAATATCGAGAAGACTGCATCAATGCTGCTATCTACTTTGGCGGAAACTACTAGTTTATCTCCTGCGGAAAGCACTAATTTATTTCCTTTAGACATTTCATAAGGATCACCTGCATCAACGCGTTTATCTTTATGAATGTAGGTATCTTCTATACCTCTGCGAATTTTTAATGTAAAAGGTATTGTAGTAGTTTTTAAATTTGAAATACTACCACCAATTACAATTGATTTTTCTGGTGCTGTAAAAACTATTGTTTCGGTAGTTCCAATAGCACGCGATATTGCATTTACAAATGTTGTTGCCATAGTTTACCCCAAAGCAATAGCCATAATAATGGCTTTTTCTGTTGCTATTTGTTCAGTTAGTGCAGTGCTACCACCACCACCACTAGAAAGTGAAGATACAGCACCCTGACTATTTTTATAGTAAAGTATGCCGTCTGCAGTATTTAGTGCTAACTCACCATCTTCTAAATCAGCTATACTAGGAACTTTTCCTGCTACAGCACTTCTTCTAACTTGTATTTTAGGTTGTGCATTAATTGTTAGTACAATTCTAGTACCGCCGCCTATAGTTGCAAATCCTGCGCGATAGCTAGTTCCTGGATTAGTTACAGTTATAACACCATTATTAATACTGATTCTAGCATCACCATTACCACCATTTACTACTATATCTGTTTGTCCATTATAAGCCACAATACTATCGTATTGTACAGCGGAAGTAATTGGTCCAGCTAATGTTGTCATAACTGTCCTTTATTAATAAGTACCAGCATCAACAGTCGTTAAAAATACCGATCCATTAGTTACTGTAAATTGTGTACTATCAAAACTTGCTAAACCTTTAACCGACGTACTAGCATAAGGAATTGCTGTTTGTGTGACTGCGGTTACCAAACCTTTTGCATTAACAGTAACTGTAGGCACTGTGACTGCATCGCCAAAGTTACCAATATTTGCATTAACAGTTGCTAATGTAAGTGCAGCACTTACTGCTGCCGATCCGTCAACACTAGTCAATGTTGCTGTAGCGTCGCCAGTTAATGACAAGTTACGAGCTGTTTTCCATTTTGTAGCTGTTGCTGCATTACCTACTAACTCAGCATAAACGTTTGCAACGTTTAAGTCTTTGTTAAAGTTCCAGCGATCATCGCCACTACTATAAGTTAATGTTGCTGCAACTGTTGGGCCTTTGACCGTTAAACCACCACCATCTGCTTGTGCAGCAGTAGTAGCATCCTTAGCCAATTCAATATTTTTATCGCCAATTGATACAGTAGTAGAATTAACAGTAGTAACAGTACCTAATACTGTTAAGTTACCAGTAATTTCTGCATTACCTGCAATCGAAATATTTGTTGCAGTAATGTCATTACTATTAAGTGTACCGCCTACTGTAACATCATTAAAAGTAACATTACTTGTAGTACCTAGTGCTTGTGGTAAGTTAATAGTAATTGTATTATCTGTAACAGTAGTAAGAACTCCAACACCACCAGTAATTGTTAGTGTATCTGTTAACAAACTTACTGTATCTGTACCAGTATTACCAGCAATTGATAAATTAGTAGCTACATTTACTGTACCAGCAGCAGTTAAGCGACCTTTGCTATCAACTGTAAAAGTAGGAATATGAGTAGCATCTCCGTAACTGCCAGCAGTTACTGCTGTGTTTGCTAATGTAATTGCGGTAGAGATATTTGCTGATCCATCTACACCTGTAAAAGTTGCAGTTGCATCACCAGTTAATTGTAAATTACGTGCATTTAACCATTTTGTAGTAGTGCTTGAATTACCAATCAATGCAGCAGTAATATTTCTAGCACTAAAGTCACCATTTGAATCGCGTTTGACTAAAGTCGAAACTGTGTTCAAATCTGTGGCTGCATCAACCATATCGGTATAACGCTTACCACCAATAATGATGTGATTTACTGCATTACCAGCAGTTTCAGTACCCATACCAATGTATAGCCTGTCACCACCATTTGATCCATTATCTGTTAATCCGCTATAAGCTAGTTCACCTGCACCTAATACGGCTGGGTTACCACTAGTCTCACTGCGTTTAATCTTTAAAAACGATGCCATATTATTGTCCTTTAAAATTGACCAGCTTCAATGGTCTGTTTATTCAACAAGTTAGTAGCAGTCCACATATTTGTTGCTGTATTGTATACTAATACGCCCCCGTCTCTTAACTGGCTAATATCTACGTCTGCCGAATTAGTTAAAGAGTTTACTGCAGGGGGAGGCATCATGCCGCTAGTAATAATTCTAGCAGGCTTATCATCTGTTACTACGGTATTTACTACTTGCTCTTGAATAACATTAGTATCACCACTTTGAGTTACAACTACTTCAATTGTCATCGTGTAACCTCCTGAACTAATGTAAGGTTTCCAGTAATAAACGGAATAACATTATTTCCATTATATAACTCTAAACTATATACCGCCGTTGAAAACGTAAAGTTTTGAGTAACATTTGCTAATAATGTAATTTGAATAGTCTTAGTAGTATTGTCTAAACTAATCTGAGAATTTTGTGTTGTGGCTTCATGAATAACTGTAGGACTATCTACTGTTTCACGAATTTGCATACGTGCCGCAAATCCAGACAACGATACTGGTTGATTAAATTCTACTACTCCACCACTAGTATAAGTATTATAGTTTAAACTATTTACTTGATTTATTTCTATACTTGTAGCGGTAGGTATCAGCGTAGATAGGTGATAATCTTCGGTTGCTGAATTAATTTCTTTCATACCGCCTGCACCTACAACACGAAATCTCCAACCTACTGGCAGATTGTGTGGGGTGGTAGTAGTTACTACACAAGGAGCTGACTTTGCAATAGCCTGAATAGGCACATATACTTTGGTTTCTGATTCCCAGCGAAATGTTTCTTGAAAGGTACTGCCTTGATAGATTTTATAATTAATTTTTGCTGGTTGCATTGTATTATACCACCTTTTATTATAACTGTTATAATAACTTATTCTAAATAGGCAAAATCCTTTTAGACCATAGTTAATTCCTTGAACGAAAAAATCCTGAACTTTTTCTCACATTTTGATATATTATACCATAAGGGCTGGGTCTTGTCAATGCAAAAAAATACCCTGCCCATAAGTTTGGACAGGGTATTAAATTTTAGGATTATATAGTATTTTGTATAATTAACTTATTACATACTCTACAAATGCTGAATCAGTTCCACTATTTATACTATAGTCTGTTGTATATCTGCACTTGACAGTATGGTATCCTGCTGAAATTGGGCCGCTGATGGCCCCGCTTTCATATGTACCGCTTCCACGTGCATATAATACTCCATCAAAATACATTTCACCAAAGTCATAATTTAATTCACTGCTTACGTGTAGGTATCCAGTAATTGTAGCTGCTTGATTTAAGTAAAACGTTCTAGATACATAAACATCTATACCTGTTCTGCCCATACCTCTACAACGTAATCCGTCGTATGTAGCACTCGGAGTTCCCCAGGCTTCTATATATTGATCTTCATAGCTAAGACTATAGTTACTAGTTTGTGGGCCACTAGGTGCTACATAACCGCATGTAGGAGCATTAGCTTGTGCTAATTGATTATAAGTACCACCACTACCATTTGCATAAATATTATACAAATCATATGTACCTACCTGACAGAATTGTCCTTGATATGTACCTGCTGCTGGGTATGCTGCAGTAACTGTCCAGCTTGCTTGACGAAAATGCCCAGTATTTAAAAAATATACATAAATTGTATAAGAACCAGCTGCAAAACCTGTGGCTGCTGCACCATCTGCACTGCTAGTATAGCCATTACCATCTAAGGTTAATTGATTGTCATAGTCTTGAGTATTTACACTATAATAGTATCTATCATTTGGCCAGCCACCAGTAATTCTAAATGTTATGCCATTAGGATATTGAACACTACTTGGAGTAACTGTTACTATTTCATTATATGTTGGTACACTTGTATCATTAACAGCTACTGTAGTAGCAGTTGCTAGTAAGTTAGCATTGTTACCACCAATATCTAAACGCATAGTAATAGTTTCATAACCTTCAATAGTACCATCATTTGTAAGGGTTCGTTCAAACCAACCAGCATTGTACATAATTAATACACTGCCATAATTAGTATTGCCATATACATCATTAAAGTCTGCTCCAGTAGTAGTACCAGTATTAGTCCAATATAAATATGTACCATTAGGTATATTAGTAGTCTCTATGTTCCAACGAACAGTACCACCTTCATTAACACTAGTAGTACTAGGATAAATAGTAGCAGTTGGGTTAGTACTAGTATCAACAACAGAAATAGTTTCAGCTGTTGTTAGTAATGTTCCACTATTACTACCATAACGTATTTGCATAGTAATAGTTTCATCACCTTCTGTTGTGATATCATTTTTCAATGTTCGTTCAAACCAACCAGCATTGTACATAATTAATACACTGCCATAATTAGTATTGCCATATACATCATTAAAGTCTGCTGCAGTAGTAGTACCAGTATTATTCCAATATAAATATGTACCATTAGGAATACCTTGAGTATATATGTTCCAGCGAATAGTTTGACCTTCAGCAGCCAAAACACCAAACTCAGTATCATTATAAACAGTAGCAGTTGGAATACTAGTATCGTAAATGGTAATATTTTTACTGGCTGCTATATTACCATTACTGCTACCAGTACGTACTGAAAATGCCATTGTTTCAGTACCTTCAAAAGTATAGTCATTACGAATACCTATTTGATAACTTTTAGTTAGTGATCCATCAATTATAAAACTACCTGTTGTTGCTATGCTTATTCCTACCCAATTATAGGTTTCACCATCCCACTGTATCTCATTAATATAATTTATATCGTTAGTATCTACCCCGTCAAGACGCCAATATATTACATTACCTGAGTATCTATCAGCATTTATATCGATTTGTACATAGCCGCCTTCATTTACAGCACTAACATTATTATAAGTGTTTATTGTATATCCAACGGATCTACTGGTATCATTAATATAAATCATACCTCCTACACCATAATCCCATTGTGCTATAATTTTACTAGAATCTTGATTGTCTGGTGTACTCCATACTTTTAAGTTTATAGACTCTGTGCCTTCAGTTAATTGATCTTCTTTTATTTTGAAACTAAATGTTGCTAAGTTATTTTGCATAACAACACCTTTCAAACCTTCGGAAGGTGTATACCAACTAGCAACACTGTCTAAATCAATATCATCTACACTTACTGTGCCAAATAGTGGCGAATACCCAGGGTATACTCTAGTACCATTAGGCACATTTTGACCTACAATAGTAAAAGTTAAAGTATCGCCTTCATTTGCAAATATACTACCAGTAGTTTGAGTACCATATCTTAAACTATAACTAACAGGTGCTGAAGTATCGTTAACACTAGCCGCTAAATATGCTATTTGTTGACTAATGCCAGTTAGTGTTATAACAAACTTTTCAAGACCTTCTGTTGTTATGTCATTCCGTAAAGTAAAACTACCTGTTGCAGTTATAACACTGCCTGTTTGCGTAAGATTTGACCAGCCGCCTGTTAGTGAATAGCTAGTTACATCATTAGCATTAAAGTCAGTATTTTGATTAGCTATTAGTGCCCATTGTGGAAACTCACTACTAGTTACATTTTTAGTAGTTAGTCTAAATTGAACAGTGTCGCCTTCGTTAAAAGCATTACTTGAATCTGGTTGAGTTATCCATTCTAGTACATAGTTTTTACGTTCTTTGATTTGTACACTTATACTACCTTTACCATTATTTAATGATAAAGTCATAGTTTCAGTACCTTCTATAATACTGTCATCTTTCCAATTAAAATCTAGTATACCTTGATTTGAATTTATTGTAAAGTAACCGTTTATTGGATCTGGTATTGTTTGACCAGGTCTATACACATCAAAAGCAAAAGCAAAATCATTTGCAGTTATACCAGTACCTGTAATAGTATAAGGTACTTGAGTACCGTTAGGAAGTGCTGTAGTTGTAAGTGTAATTTTAGTATAAAACTTATCACGTAAATCTTGGTATTCAGCGTCATCACCTTCATCCAAATTTTTGCTTAATGAATATCCGGCTGGAAATTCTGTAGCTGTGTATGGTACATCAAATCCTGCAATATCTAAAATTAATGCACGTTGGTATAATGTAGTATATTGCCACTGACTACCGTCTGAGTAATTGTAAAAGTTTTGTAAAGTTTCTGTATTTATATTATACCTAGAGCCAGATACTAGATTACTGTAACCATAACTAAGGGGGCTGACTGTATATGAATTAGCGTCTTGATTTAGATTATATAAAGTATTGCCACTTTTTTGATACCAAATTCTACTTTGGTACATTCTACCACTACTACTAAATCTATCGGTTTTTCCTTCTGGTAATACAAATGCTAAATTACTGCCAGTGCTGCCCGATATATTGTATGTAAATTTACTCATAGTACCAGGAAGTGTTGGGCCTACAAAATCTGCAAAATTATTTACTTGCATATAAGCAAAAGAGTAGTCATTTAGTTTAATATGTTTTTTATTACTATCAAACATACATTGACTATTTTCTTTGAACACTTGTACACCATATCCAGTACCTGGATTAAGTACAGCATCAGTAGCAAAAAAATAAGGTGTTGGTAATAATGCTAATATTTGTTCTTGAGTAATACTTAGTAGCGTACCTTGAGAAATCATTATAAAAATAGAAGTAGTTGGATAATAACTACCTGCTTGAGGTATAGTAACTTGAGGAGTACTTGTAGTTATTAATGGTCCGCCTACTCCAGGAGAATACCATACATCTAGGGAAGCGGTGTCTGGTAGTTTAAAAGCTACAAAACTATTAACACCACTTGGAGCAACATATTTAACTTCATATACATTCCAATGAGTATCTGTATTATTACTATAACTATGATAAAATGCTCGATCAGTTATCATATTAAAGTCAGTAGTATTTTGAGTAGTTTCGTAATTTAAACCAATATAAGAACCTGTATAAAGCCAAGGTTTTACATTGCTATCATCAATAATTAACTCTGGAGTAGACTTATCATTTTTAAATTTAAAACCGTAACTCATCTTGCAAATACCATTAAAATTGTTGGACGTAAATAATAATAACCATAAGTACCCAAAGTACTACTTTGTTGATATTGTATAACAGGGTATCCTACAGGCGCTACAAATCCTGGTACAGTATCCTGTGGACCGTATAATTTATATTGATGGTCACCTGCTTTAAGTGGTATAACATATAAATTACAGCCAGTTAATTGTGTATACTGTATATTTTCAGCAGTATTATAATCTAGGAAAGGGAGGGTTGCAAATTCCACAAACACCCCTCCCTGACTACTAGTATCATACGTTACAGCACCCATTGAATCAAATAATTTCATTCCGTATGCCATAGTTTTCCTTATGCAGCTAAATTACCTATAATAACTCGTACTCTATCAGCATTACCGCCACCAACAGCTGAAAATACTTTAATAGTACTATTAGTAATTTCGAGTCTATCTCCAGTTCTATCAAGTTTTCCAATATATAATGCATTTGCATCAATTGTACCTGCTTCAATAGCTCCGCCTAAAACTTTTGTAGTATTTCTATAATTATTAATATCAGTAGCTGCTCCACCAACACTAACTTTATTATTTAAATCGCTAGTATTTGCTTTACCATTCAGATTAGTAAATGTTACTAATCCATCAAATGTAATTGATGTTGTGACTGTACCTAAACTTACATTTACTGGAGTTACTCCAAAAGCGGATTCACTAACATAATAGCTAATTGCATAAGCTTTTTCACCAGCATTTGGGGTAAAAGGAGTAGTATTCCAACTACTTGGGTATGTTCCAAAAGTACCTGTAGTCCAATTCCAAGAAGCTTTAATTGCATCAGTAATAGTAGGAGCTCCTGGGGGGCTAGTACCACTAACTTGATAGTATAAAAACCCACTAGCATTTCTTGGTCCTTTAGGACCTTCTTCCCCTTTTATACGGACCCAAGTATATAAATCTTTATTATTACTGTCACTAGGATTTTCATCGGTATAAGTACCCATGAAATCACCAGGCGTTTCACCATTTGAGCTTGTAAAACTGTTGGCTATATAAGTAGTAACTCCACCTACAGTTGTAGCAGTTACATCATTACTGTACTTAATGTGTAAATATGAACTTTTGCCATCAAAATACTCTATACCTTTCGTAGGTATATATTTTTGTGCAGGACCCCAATCTATAGCACCATTAGGATATTTATATCCAACTCTAATAAATACGTCACCTTGAATATAGTTATCGTGCCATTGAGCGGGATCTGGTAATCCATTTAAGCTATATTGTATAACAACGCTTGTACCGTCATTATAGTCTGTACCTTTTATTGGTGTTTTTCCATCTTTAGTTTTATTAAGAAATAGTGATTTAGTTACTGTAAATCCACCTGCTGTTGCTTTAAATACTGCTTCTGAACTAGTAATACTACTGCTATTAATAGTAATTACGCCAGATGTTCTGTTAATGTCATAAGAAGCATCATTGCCACCATTATAACTAATTTTTTCAAAAATAACACCAGTAGCTGGTACAGCTCCTTTATATACAAAAAATGTTGCAGTAATTGGAAATTGTCCTTGTTCAGGAGCACCTGTACTATCACATACAATATTTCTATTTTGATTACCAATTAGTGCGCTATAACCATCACTGCCTACTAATATACTAACAACACTTTGAGCATCAAAACTAGTAACTGCATCTTCACTAACTGTTACTTTTACCAGTCTAGCTTCACCTACTGGGAAAGGTTTAAGTTTAAATACATTTCCTTCAGTAATACCGACACTAGTAGTAGGTGCTATGCCGTCTACTAACCAAGTATATGTTGCTGCTCCAGTATAATTACTGGCTGTAGCTGTAAAGGTAATAAAATTTGAAGGAGTAATAGTTGGTGTATTAGTAGAATTATCAGTTAAAAATCCTAGTTTATCATAAGTTAAATTAACTGCTTTTGCAGTATTACCGCGCACACCTTGTTTTGATTTTGAAAAACTTTGACGCTGAACAAAATCTTGATATAAGTTACCTTCTTGACTACCAGTAATTTGAACACGTATAGTATAATCAATATAAGCAACATCTGCCGTCATAGCAGAAGCATTACCATATTCTATAAATGTAGACCCTATATTTGTTGTTCCTCGAGTAATTCCATGAGTATCATCAACATTAATAATTCGCCAAGTATCTGCTGAAAATCCGCCTGCATCTGTACCAGTATTATCTACTGCTAATGTTTGCGCACCTTTTTTAACTGTAAAAGTTGTTCCGCTACCAACATAGTTTAGGGAATCTGTTCCGCCGCTTTCGTCTGCAGTAATTTGGTGAGCTTGATTACTTTGTTCAACTTGAATTTGTGTAGAGCCGTCACAAATTCTATAAATAGACAGTTCATCAAAAGCTACTTCGCCAATTCTTGCTTTAACTACTACATAACCTAAGTCAACATTATAGTCCAGTGGATTGCTAAATTGATCATTAGTAATGGTAATACTTAAACCATTTGCGGATGTTGTATACGCAATTTGTTGGTCACCAAACTGTGCTCCCAGCTCTACACCTTCACGGCTAAAGGCTCTAGTACTCCAAGTTGGCGTACCTGTTAAATTTTTAAGTGTAGCTGTAATTGTAGTACTTGCTGTAGTGCTACGCTTTTGATTAACATCTTTATATATAAACTCTTTAATTGGAGTAGTTAGTTGAATAGTTGGAGCTGTTTGGCCTGCTGGGCCTTTATAAACATTCCATACTTTTTCAACCGTCATATTTTTATAGACAGCCCTATAGACTACACTACCACTGTTACCAGTCATGGCACTAGCACTATACACGCCCGTATGTGAGTCAATAGTAGCTACTAATCCACCTATTGTAGAATTTGGTTTAATGCTATAGAAAGGACCATTAGTAAAATCATTTTTACCAGTAACGTCTTCACTATAACTAAATAGTTTAAATGTACCTTGAGTTACGGCCCAGTTACCTCCACTACCATCACTAGCAGTGGAGAGTCCTGTTGGGTCATTAGTTAAATATCCATATAAACTAGTATTTTCGTCATAAGTCATTGCACTATATTCTTTAGATATAGTATAATGTGTTGGATCAATATCACTAATTAATGCATATTTTACATAATATATTTTATTAGTTTCTAGCCCAGTAATAGTCACAGACAAACTATTAGTTTCAGAGAATAGTGTGCCTTGACTTAATCTAGGATTAAAACCACTAGTAGTACTATACCAAACTTTAACAGCAATTAAATCATCGCGTACGTCTGTAGTTCTGCTTAAATCATACGGAGTTGGTATAACTAAATGTAATGCTCGTATACCTGAATTTAGTTGTGCTGACATTTTTATCCTTTACTCAGCAGTTTGAATAGTCTTTAACTGCACTGATCCTAATAAACTTGTAGAGCTATATTGACCATTAATATCTAATGTTCTACATGCGACTCTATAAGTAACTCCTGCTTCTGATAGTCTTGGGTTAATATCCGAAGTACTGAATTCTGTTAAATCTAGTTGTCCAGTACCTGTTGCTTTTACTACTTTAATTTCATTGTTACTATTTGGAACTATTTCCCAGAAATCTGCAGACCCACTATTTCTGTAAATTCTGTATTCGTATGATTTAAACATGCTAGGATTTACAGCTGCAGTTGGTTTCATTACTAAATACTTGCCATTTACATCTAAGTCTAACTGACTAACAGTTCCATAATTTTTAATACTGCCAACAATATGTGTACTTACTGCTGACCATGCACCTACTCTATTATCAGTAGTAACATATCTTAATTTTATTTTATATGTTTCGCCAGTACTGACACCAGTAATATGAATAGCTCCAGCATTATAATCAGTAGTAATTAGAGTTTCATTAATAACATTATTTGTAGCTAAATAGTAACTACACTGTACTTTTTCTACCCCTTTAGGTAAATCTTGCGGATTAATATAGCTAACGCTTATTCTATGTTCTAAAGTACTAGGGTTAACTAGTCGAGCACTAGAATCATCACTAACTATTTCGGTAATAGTTGGTACATCAGTATCTTTAAATCCATCTCTTAAATACATTGAAGGTAATGTCATATTTGATGAAAATACTGTACTTTCGGTTAGTGTTAAATAGTCTGTAAATAAATTATAACTATCCGTTACTCCATAATCTACCATAGTTATTAAAGCAGATTTATTTGATGAAGTTTCTATACCAAGAATTATTAAATCTTGTGATTCTTTATGTAGTTCTCCAAACATAAATAAATCGCCTGGTGTAACACTATCAGCACTTTCAGTAACTGTAACTTGTGATATATACCCGCTGGTAACTCCTGACATACTAACTGTTCGTTCTACGCTAGCACCAGTTTGAGTTCTGAAACGTATTGTATATGGTTTTGTGATATCTATTAATACTTGTTCGTCTAATTCAAAAGTAATTGAACTTATTTTTGTTTTGACTCTGCCGCTACCAATTCCCCACATAGGTATATCATGTAAAACTTTTACACGATCCCCACGATTACATACTATATACTCAATATCACAATTAAGTTTATAAATTTCTGGCCTTAGTTTAGCTTGGGCAAAATGCCAGCGTGCGTGATCAATTGCTAATGATTTTTTAGTAACTCCTGGAAGCGAAATACTTTCGAACAATTCGGCATTGTTAGCATTTTTACCAGTATTATATACAATTATTTCTGCTTCTTGAAATTCTTCGTCTTCGTCAAAATAATTAACTTTTAATCCGTCAGGCATTTTAGGTAAAATTTTACTGCCTTCAAATCCCCAACTATTATGAGGAGTAAAGTGTTGAACTATATTAGTTTTAGGTTCATCAATTACAACAGACCATTTACCGTCTATCATGGCTGGACTTGCTCTGCCAGCAGCACATATATCTCGCAATACTTCTAGTATACTACGCTGACTAGCTAAAACACTATTATATTGAAATCCTTTAGTTACACAATATTGATGCCAATATTGTATTTGCTGCATATTTATTTTACTAGATACGTCTGCATCTTTTACTCTTTGTGGGTTTGCGGGATGTTTTAAAACATATAAAAATAATGCTGCTGGATTATTAGTTTCTGCTTCTACCCATTGACTTCCTGTCCAGGCTGGAGCCCATGTTTGAACTATAGCATTAATACCTTCAATATTACCATTTAACTGATCATTTGCTTTAATTTTTAAAGCAGTAAGTGCCAAAGTACAGTTTAGTGGGAATACAATGGGGTCAGCATTACGAACAAATACTCCTTGCAAAAATATAACCGCAGTATACATTTGAGATTTTGTATTACCAGCACCATTTGCATTAGCAGTCCATTCAGCATTAGCACCAGTTTTTCTACGAACCCGTACTTGTATTTCTTGAGTAGTAGTATCTAAATCGTAGATAGTTTTATTTATAGTAAAAGCATCTTTTTTAGCTGTACCATCGCCAAAAAGACCATTTTCCCAAACAACCCAAGCTGTAGTACCACGTTTTATTTGTATTTCATAAGCAACTTTTGCGTCATATGCTGTACCTGCGTCACTACCTTCAGTACTAATTCTTCTTAAACCTTGTGGAAAATGAAAAGATAATGTACAATGAGTAATAGGTATTACTTTACCTGTATTATCGTATCTTGTAGGCCCACTTGATATAGTTGTCCAAGGCCCGTATGTGCCTAAAGTTGTTTGATTAATATAATCACCTGCTAAAGGTGCATCATATTCTCCTGCACAAGCAAGTTGAAGATTTTTAACTACTGGTTGTTGATCTTTTCCATATGTATTTGCAAGATCAGCTAGTTTTCTATCGTATGGTGTTGTAACATATGCTGGTCTAGTCAAATCACCATCTTGATTATATACAGCAGCTACTGTATATGGGATTTTACTTTCTCTACCTTCAAAAACGTCTAGTCGTGGTAATTCGTATTCTCCCAACCATACGTTACCAATTTGCAAAGTATCAGTGTTAATTTTCAGTGGCCCATATCCCCATACCAAAAGCATGGTTAAATAACTTTCTACATCATTTTCATAGGTTAAATTATTAAATGAACCAAGCGGTGGAGTCACTCTAACTTTACCAAGAATTACTGGGATTGCTCCATAAGGGTTAGATCTGTTAGCACCGCCATTAACCATTAGTTGACGTTCACTAGATCCTGGATCGTTTCTGCCTGAGTCTGATGGTGGACGAATTGGTGCAATAGCATTAATTAATGCACCGCCAAGCATTGTTACACCTGCTACAGCTAAACTTGCTAAAATTGGTGAGCCTGCAAGTACACCTCCAGCGGCGCCAACAGCAACACCAATACTACCACCTAAAACAAAGTTTGCAATATAAGGTGCTGCAATAACAAGTGCTAATGTTAAAAGTAAACGAAAAGGATTGCCGCCGCCACCACCTGGTACGGCTCTATATTCTACACTATCGCTTTCTTGTAATATAACAGCAGACCATTTATCTTGTGGTATTACAACACCATTTACTAAAATATGTATTCTGCTTTTTATTTCATCTGCAACTTTATATTCTGTTTTAATCCAATCAGCTAATTGAATTAATGTTGTACCTGGTAAAATTGGTACTGTAAATCTTTCTGTACGTAATGGATGTGGTACTACATTTAAAATACTATTCTTATTTTCACTATACTTATAGTATCCTGAAATTCGTTTGTTCCATTTAAATGAATCAAATGATTCAATTGCACTATCCATGCCGTCTCTGGTATGGATAAAATGAGTATCACTAACTGCTACACCAATATGGGTCTCAGAACCCATAATATTAAATAATACTAAGCATCCTTCTATAGGAGTTTCTATTTTTTCCCAGCCTTCTTTGTATTGAGCAATTAAATCTTGCATACGTAGATTATCGTTTGCTTCGTAATCACTACTAAAGCTAGGTAAATCTATGTTATATTCTTGTTTATATACAAGGCGAGCTAATCCCCAGCAGTCAATGCCGTTTATATCTCTGCCCTTATCTTTAAATGGGATGCCTATATATTTATTTGACCACATTAGAACATTCCTGGAAAATATGCTGGTGAAAAACTATGCATAGGAAACGGTTCACGTTCGTAATCTATCATAGCTACCTCTGCAGTTACTGTTTGTGAATTATAATTAAAACTAGTAATATAGAAACCGCTAAATGAAGCTTCAATAATATTTGGAGATTTAGTTAATACTAGTTCCATTTTTAATTTACATGGAGCAGTAATACTTCTAATTATAGGTGTAAGAGTTCTTGTAACATCATGCATAGTTATACTACATCTTGGCGCTTGTGCTTCTTCTTCTGTAGGTAAACTTACTTCCATAGGTAAAAATACAAAATTTTCGCCATTGCTAGTTACACCATAAATTACTTCATCAGCAGTTTCACTAATACGCGTAGTAAAACCGTCCGATAATCTAGCTATAACTGTATTAGTATTAACTGGATCATAGACGGTTAGTAAGAAAAGTAAATCGCTATCCGCTTCTGGTGAAAACACAGCACGGATAGCGTCTGGTGACATTGTAGCTAATCTACTCATGGTAATATTTCTAATTGCATTGATACTGACCAGTAACCTGGTGCAATATATGTAGTATTATAAAGAACGCCTTCGCTTTGTGAAACTATTCTGGCTTCTACTGTTTGTTGAGTTCTTGGGTGAGGAAATCCAAATCTAGCAACACCTTTAATTGTGTTTGTAACAAAATTTTCAAGATAACCTACTTGTTGAGTAGTCATAATAAAACTCAATTGCATTGTACTTGGTTTTTTGCCGCGATACCTTTGTTTTGCTGGACCAGCATCCATTGGAGATCTAAGTAATAGAACTCCGCTGGATTCTGAGTATCCTTTTTGTGGACTTTGTGGAATATTGGCTGGCCAAATATATGTATATGCCATAATTATCTCCTAATTAGCTGAGGTTGTAGTCCAAATGTTCCGCGAATAGCTTTTTGAGATTGGCTACCATTTCTTGCTATTTCACTTGCAGTCATTTCTCCCACAACTACTTCTACTCTACGATTACCACGACTATCTATAGTTTCCGTGGCTTCAGCTTTCTCATTAGAATAGTTGTTAACAACTACATCTACTTTACTACCACCACCTTGAACACCTAAAGTACCATTACCATCACGCTTTAAGGGCATGATTGCTTCTGGTCCTCCTTCACCCATTAATCCTGTACCTTTAGCAAACTTGAATAGTGTTGGTTCAGTTACAATACTGTTACTAAACATTCCGCCTTGAGCAAACTTTTTAACGCCCGCATCATATACTCCGCCTTTAGCATTAAAGTCTAATGGATCGTTGAAGCCGCCTTGTGTACCTAAACGGCTTGATGGAGTTTCAATACCGCTACCAAATACTGAAGTAACAAATGACAACAATCCTGGTCGCGCTGCAGCATACATAGCAGTAGCTTGCAGTTGCATTTCATAACGAATCAACCCTTCAATCATACTATCAATTAAGCCGCCAAAATTCATCTTACCAGTTTTAGCAAACTCTACCATAACGTCAGCCATACCTTGGAAAGCTTTCTCAAATACGTCTCCATAAGCCAATGCTCTTTGAGAATACTGTGCATCTTCTAATGATAATTTGCGTTTAGCTTCAGCAACTCTAGTGATTCCGTTATATTCTGTCTCATAACGTTTACTCAGATTTGCCATATCCTGTTCAATTTCAGCTCTGCGCGCTGCACCTTCTTGACCAGGCTTAGTATTTACATACTCTTTTACAAGTCTATTTACTTCTTTTAAATAGGTGATTTCTAAATTAGCTAATTTACTAGTTTCTTCTTGTTGCTGTTTATCAAGATCTAATTTTAACTTTCTGATAGCTAGTTCATCAGGATCATAACTACGACGCTTTTCAGCAAGTTGTAGTTCTATGCCTTGAACTTCTAAACCATCGCGCTGTAATATATTAGCAGTTTCTA